AACTGCTTTGACTCTTTTGCATTGAATAGAGCCTTGCCTGATACGTCGCGATAAGTTGCATCGTCCATCCATACAGTACTAGAAGGACGGAACTTACTGGCGATCTTCTTACCAAAGGCTGCTTTCATATCTTGTATGGTACGACCCGTGTATGTCGTATGCCATACGATACCGATCTTGGCCTTAGCTACCTGCTGACCAAGCTTACTCTTTACAGGTATCGCATATACGATTGTGTTAGGTTGGAAGGTATAGTACTTCTGACCATCGTATGTTTCGACCTTAACATCGCCCTTAGTGAACATCAGGTCTCCCTGATATACGCCACTCTTGATACCGAGCTTTGAGAACTCGGTAAGTGCGATAGAGAACTTCTTGGCAAGCTCACCACTCAGTTCCTTCTTGATATCGTCCTGTGTCTTGTACATCTTAGGAGTCTTGGCGAACAGACCCTTCTTTGCAACAAAGAACTTTCCATCGGCAGGATCGACACCGGCAAATACAGCAGGTGCGCCGTCCCACTTCACAGTGATGTCGACAGCAGAGGATGCGTTACCCTTCAGCATGTCTCGAAGATCACGTAGGAAGTTGATCGCCTGACGAGTACCGTTGACGCCACCAAGGAACAGTAGCTCCTCAATGTGAGTCATATGAGTATTCTTTTCTTCGACGATGAATGTCTTAAAATTGTCCATTATAGCTATCCTACCATTTTATCATTAGGATGTCAACATTTTTTTATGATATCTTTATATACGGGCCAGACAGTTGAGACTCAGAAGCAGCATATCCAATCATTTCGGATACTATATCATCCTTCTTTGACTTTCTTTGCTTATCGATATAGAACAGCAGCTGAGCTGTTAGCCACTTTGATATATACCAATTCATATCTTTTTTATTCACTTCTTCTTCAAACTTGTCGTATGTCATTGGTCGGCGTTCGAAGTTTTTATAAAAGTTATAGAACTCCTTCATCAGAGCAGGCGTCTTCTTAGTTATATCCTTTTGCGGTTTGATTTTAATCCCATTCCTCTTCATAAGATTTACAATCGGACCACCAGATATCTTGCCCATGTTTGCAGTCTTACCTTTGATCTCACCCTGCCAAGTCGTACCAAATCTACGAAACTGAATCCTACCACCATTGAAGTTCAAGTATCCATCTTGAGATGCAAAGAAACCACGTAGGCCAAGTGTAAGACTTTCAAACTTATATGTTGTTGTCTTACCCTCAACATTCTTTTCTGCAATCTTAGCTGTTCCTTTGACCTGCTTTAACGATATACCTATAATGTCTCTACTCTGTAAAGCAGCCTTCATCATTTGATTGAGTTCAAGAATGGTCTTCGCATCTGTTAGTTTAATTCTTGCACCAGTATTTGACACAGCATATATATCGGCTGGTGACCACTTATTGAGATTTGAAAACTCTCGTTCTTGTCTGTTAAGTTTCTTCCAGTGGTTCTCAAGTTCATCGACCCAGGATGAACCACGATGGAATACATATCCCTTATTTGGATATTTCTTTTTGAAAACTTTTGCCGTTAAAATACAAGAGTCTTCCCATTGAGGTGGAACCTTTGTTAGAATGTTCTTAAGACTTTCATCTGTATCAAACTTTGCTTTTACCTTTGTAATCGATGCTTCTGAAAAGTCTTTCGCATAATAAGCAGCTGCTAGATATGCACACTGTGCAGATTCAGTCGTGCGAGTAACAGCAGCTCCGGCTCCTGAACCGCCACCAGTCATTGGCTTTGCTTGTATCTTAACTCCAGTATCGAGTTCAGTTCGACCTATGGAACTGCTTCCTCCCGTCGGATTATACTTACCGCCAAGATCCTTTGCGATCTTTTTGAGAAACTCGATACGATCTCCATCAACACCCACATCAATCGTATTGCCTGCCGTCTTCTTAACAGACATCTTATTCTTCTTGATGTACTCCAAAGCAGCCTGCATACCATGCCCGACTGCTTCCATTTGATATTGTCTAAATGTAAACATAGTCAGATCCTTATCCGTTCTGACTATTTATAATACTAATGCAGTGTAGCTGAACCTAAGTATTGATCCCAATAGTCCTGGCATATCGACATGAACGACTCACGTGTACCTACCATGTTCATCTCTGCAATCCAATCATCGATTGCACCCTCGTCAACGTGATTTCCATTTCTTGCGATATCAAATGCAGCAATATCACGGATGACGCCGTTGACCATATCAATGTGATCTTTATAGTTCATCGGTCTTCCTATCAAGGTTCATCCCATACTTTTCTTTTTGCACAAAGAAGAACGCAGGAATGTTTCCCTCAAAGCCTTTACACGTGAGATTGTTTACAAGTGTATGCGCCTTTTCTTCGTGACGCGTATTCGCAACATATCTTTCGCTAATGCGATCGTACACTCGATACTTCTTTCCTGCTTTCCTAATCTCATACATGCTTTGCTGCCTCTATATAGTTTTGATAATGTTCAGTGGACCAACCGTCAGCGTACCTTAGTTCAAAGTGACAATACATAAGATACCTACGTCTCTCTTCTTCAGTCATACTCTTCAGTTGTTGAATAGCGCGCTGAAGTCTTTCCGACCCGCCTTCTTTGTCATCCATTTCATATTCTCCTCTTCGTCGTATCTTTCTCCAAAGTTAGATTTGTCCATCACCGGTTTGTCATCCATGATATCCTTCTGTGCTGAGCTCTCAACATTGAACAGCCGCATCTTGGCGCGGTCAACACCGACGACAAACCTCTTGTGTAGAGTAGGATCGTTGTAACGATTCTTGAGTTGCTTAACCATGATCTGACCGAGTTGCTCCATCTCTTCGGTCGAAACAAGAGCGCACATAAAGTCAACGGTTGCCGGCAAAGCAAACGATTCAGAAGTATCCTCGAGACCAGGATCACTGTTTGTAAAGCCTGTACGATTGAGCTGAGTTGCACTGACGATAGGAACATTCTTTTCGACAGCAAGACCACGAAGTTCTTCAGCCACTGCTTTGATATATGAATAGCTGTTTACATTCGCGCCAAACTTTAAACGAGTCGATTGACACAGGTTGATGTAATCGATGTAGATGATATCAGCGCTGAAGTTCTTCTTCATACTGAGTTCGTTGAGTAGGTGGCGAAAGTGGCCAGATCCAACGGTGGCGGTTGGATACTCCTTTACGATAATCTTTCCGCCTGTCTTCTTCTTTAGCTTTACGATCTTATCGTCGTATATCTTTTTTGGGAAACCCTTGAGTTCATCCAACGGAATGTTCAATAGGTTTGAGTCGATGCGTTCAGCAATACGTTCCTCGGCCATCTCAAGAGTGATGTAAAGAACGTTCTTTCCGTCAAGAAGATTGGCCGCTGCCATATGACACATAGCCAAAGTCTTACCAACACCTGTACCTGCAAGCAGGACATTCAGTGTCTTGTTTGGCAATCCACCTTTAGTAATAAGGTTGAGGTAATCGATGTCGAAAGGAATGCGATCCTCGACTGCATTATAGAACTCGTATCGTTCTTCAGCGTTCTCTAGGAAATCATGACCAATATGATCATCGAAAGACACGCCAAGAGCATCAGCCAGGATAGTAGGTATTCCACCCTTGTCCTGATTTTTTGACCTTCCTTCGATGATCGAAATGCTCTCCATGATTGCATTGTATACTGCACGTTCCTGACAGAACTCCTCAGTGCTATCGATAAGCCACTGCATATCCTTCTTTTCGAAAGATATATCATTGACATACACCGTGAGATTTTCGTATACTTGCTCAGGGATATTCTCCTTCTTATTGAGCTCAATAAGTAACGTTTCTTTAGTCGGCAGTCCGTTGTACTTTGTAATAAAGTCATCTATCTCTTTGAATAGAACAGCTTCAACCTGATCTTGAAAATACTCAGGCTTTAGAAATGGTAATACCCTTCTTGTGTAATCCTCTGTATATATAAGGTTACTCAGGATTGTCTGTTCTATTCTCATCCACTACACTCTCTGTTATAATCTCAACCAAGATATCTCCAAGAAGAGTCTCGAACTCTTCATGGTCTTTCTTTGTCAACGAATCAACATCCATGCCGATCGGTGACTCCACGATGTCATAGTCAAACTTTAGGACAGCCTCATCATCATCTTCGCCGACGAATTGAACTGTATGATAGTGGTATATAATACCATCCCATTTGTCAGATGTCAACTTAATTCTGGCAAGATCCTCGTCTTTGTATTCATCGTGCAATACTTCATACTTGAGCATCTTCGAGTTCCTGCTCTTCTTCAGCCTCGATCACATCCATCATAGCGTGCACGTCTTCATCTCCATCTTGTCCATACATAAATTCTTTTGCAGCTGCTTCATCGAGCTGCTTTAAGATTTCATCTGTAAAGTATTCCTCAGGATTATCGTTGATCGTTTTACCGAACACCTTCTTTCCATCGGGTAACTCAATGCGAGTCGATACCTTCTTAAAGATACCGTACTTTTCAGCAAGTTCAACGAGACCGTAGTAACGATCCAAGCCACGCTCGTAATGCAGTTTGACTTCTACGTCTTTGTTCTCCTTTGTGAACCTCGACTTAATCATACGGCAGCGAATGATATTACCAACAACGTCTTTACCGTCGCGGTCCTTCTTCTTCGAAAGAAATACGATCTGTGAAGCAGTATACTTCAGACCAGAACCGCCACCCATTTCTTTCATCGGTACATAGGAACCGATTACGTCGTATACGTGGTTAGTGATAACCATAGGTACGTTGACCTTGGCAAGTTTAAGATTGAGAACTCGGAATGTAGCTTTGATAAGCTGTGCCTTAGTCATATCACGAGTTTCCTTGCCCTCGTGAGTATCTTCCACTTCCTTTGTGGTTGATAACTGTCCAAGGGAATCGAGAACCATCAGCATAGGAGGACGTTCATCCTCAGGAGCTTCAGCATATCGTTCAAGGATCTGGAGTGCTGTATGCCGAAACTTTTGAATAGTGTCGGGTTCTGAGACGATGACGCGCTCTGCATCAATGCCT